GACCACGAATGATGATTTGGTTTGCATCTACAGACGCCTCTTTTAATTGCGCCGCAATTGCGTCGTTAAGAGTTGTAACACCTGCACCAGCCGCAAGATATGTAACACCAGCTTCAGAGCTAAGGATAACTGGAAAGTTGTAAGACTTCCCGATTTTTTGAGCTTTTTCAAATTTGATATCTTTTTGTAGGATTGCAATTTCTGGAATTGCGTTGATAGGACCCTCGCCATAAACAATTTTAAATAAACCATCCAAAGTGGACGTAGTATTGTACTGAGCCATTTTATTACCTCTTTTATATTTTAAATTTTTAATTATTAACTAAACAAAAAAAACTAGAACCGTTTTTCTCGGCCTCTGGTAGTGAGACTTTGATTTTTTTTCATTTGCTCTCTAAAAACTCTGGTATTGAGTTTATACTAGAGAGCTTTTGATAATTAAAATTGTGCTTAAAAAAAAGGATTTTTGCAATAGCAAATTATTTAAGAGACTTCATGCGCTCGTTTAGCATTTCTCTATATTCATCTGTGGTCATCGGTCGCCTTGTCTCAGCCTTTACTGGACTAGAAACTTGTGAAGGAGTTTTAATTCCTTGCATTTGCTTTGCTTTAACTTGTTTGATGTCATGCTGCCGAATCTTTTTAGCAACGTCTGGACCTAATAAATCAAGTAATTGTTCAGGAGTAGCACTTCCCGCCAATGCCTTAATCAATTCTAGATTTTCTCTCTTAACTTCACTTGCAAGATCTGCAGGTGTTAGTTCTAATCCTAAAGCGAGATTTTTTTGTAATAGTGAAGCCATTCGTTGAGCATTTTGAGGAGTTTTAGGTAATCCTGACTTTTCTAGTCCTTCAATAATTAAGTTTTGATAATATTGCTCATATTTTTGTTGCTCAGCTTGTTCGGCATCTAGCTTTTTTTGCTCTTCAATTTGTTTTTTTTCAGCTCGATATTGCTCAAGTTCTGCCATTGATTTTTTGTATTCTTTTTCTTCAGGCGACATACTTTCTTCAAGCAGTTGCTCGTAAAGATATTTTTCAATGATCTCTCTGCCCTTTGGTCCCATTTTCTTAGCTAGTGCAATGGGATCTTGCTCAAGTTCCTGCATAATCTCAAAGTTCTTTTTTTTGATTTCTGCGGCTTCAGCCATTCTTTTTTTTGCAGCTCTTGCAAGTTGCAATTCTTTTTTGATTGCCTCTTCATCTGATAAGTCAAACTCCTCCTCAAACTCTTCCCCATCAACTTTTAAAAGGAACTTCTTTTTTAAATTATTGATAGTTTCTTGAGGCTTTTCTTCTGGAGTTTCCTCTTCCGTGTTTTCTAGACCAAGGTCTAGATCTAAATCTAAACCTTCGTCTGTTGATTCTACTTCTGTCGGCACTTCGCTGTTTTCAACTTCTGACATGATCCCTCTTTTATGTTAAATTAGGAAGCGGGCTTTGAGCTGGCTTCGGTAAATTTACTTCATTTGCTTTTTGTTCAAGTGGAGATTGCGCCCCCATGATTTTAGGATTTACACCACCACCTTGTGGCATTGCTTGTGGTGGAGGTTGTGGAGCTTGATAAAAAGAAGTTTGTTTTAACATCGCAGCCATCTCTGGACTCATCTGTTGAGCAATATCAATATGCTCTTGAATATGCTCTAAGACTTTTTGTAATAATTCAGGCTTAGTTCTAATTTCGATATTGTTAGCTACACAACTATGTTCTAAAACGTGGACTGCGTGATCATCTGTTAACACCGCGATAACATCTTGTCCTTGCATAAGAGCTTCATTTTCAGACTTTACTAAATGTTGTCTTGATCTATCATACTCATAAAGCGGCTCAAGGTTTCCAGTAGTAACAACACCTAAATATTGTTCAGGAGTTTTAATCATTCCAGGAGTAGCCAAAAGGTTGTTAGCAATCTCAACACGACCTGCACTTGTCTTAGTCAGAGGGTTTGCCGTGTCGATGATGACACGATTCACACCTTGCAAGTCAGAGCTTTTAAAATACTTCATAAAAGGCTTATTAGTTTTTCCCGCAATAATCGCAAGACGTGGCTCTTCAGCATAGGTCTGAAGTAACTCAATGATTGCAGTGCCTAAATTTTCTAGCATCATCGTGTGAGACAATTGAAGTCCACTTGAAAACTGAATTGATTGTTGCTGCAATAAAGCCATCGCAGTTCCGGACATTGATGCGGGAGCTTCACCTCTAGAAATTGAAGAAACACCCGATAAAAGCTGCATATATTGATTCAAAGTCTCAGTGAAGTTGAAAACTTCAGGAGCCGTTTTTAAAAGATCAAGTGGAGCAAGAGGTCCAAGTTTTGGATCAAATTCAATAACATTCATTCCGCCCGAAACTTGAGTCACTTTTATTCCTGAGCCTTTTGGCATCTGAAAGTTTTGGACTGCATTCGCAGCTTGGTTTGTGAGAATTGCCGAAAAAGTTGAATCAATCGCATCTTGCAATGGCAAAAGATCAAACATATTAGAGTGACCAAAGGCAAAATCTTGCTGGAGAGTGGTACTTATCGCAAATAAATAAGGTCTCTTGTATGGGAGTGGCCCGTCAAAAAGAGTGATGTCTTTATCTAAACAGATAACTAGACGTCCCTCTGGGAGAGCTGGAGTTTTAGCATGATAAAGAGTGTAGACAGGTATTAGATCACTCTCTGAAGTCATTAATCGATTTTGAACTGGATTTAGTTCATATTCAAAATTGTTTCTCTCGTCTTCAGACAATGCGACAATTTTGTCCGATAAATCTTTGTAGCTTGCCGCAAGATCAAACTTATTCACAAACTTTCTAACGATAAACCAAGCGTGATCAGCATCTCTTTTGTAAATGTCACGACATACGTCTATCATTGAGTAAGTGTTCACTTCCACATCACCCGCAAAAATTGGGTTTTCGTTTTCATCGTAAGCTATAACATCGCCCTTATTCACATCCCAATCGACTACAATCCAACCTTCTCTTAAAAAAAGAGCAAGCTCAGTCGCTTTATTAGCTTTAACTTCAATCCCTTGCTCTCTCATATAATAATCTAATAAACCTTCGCCAAGTTCAGCACTTGTTTGACTTTCAAGATCTGAATTGATAGCTCTGCAAGACCAAGCTGGTCGAGAGCTTGTGATCATAACGTGCAAGTTTCTAAGAATTGAAGCGTAATTGTTGACGTGAATTGCTTTGAGAGATTGATCAACATCTTTGATATCAGGCGCGCCATAATAGCATTGATAGGATTTTCTTAAAACTCTTAGCATTCCACTCTGAAGCAAATATTTTTTATAGTCGCCCCATTTTACTAAGATTTCATCAGCTATATTTTCGTTAGTTTCAGCGGCCCAATAAGTTTTATTATCCATTTAAAAAAATCCTCCATAATTATCGTAAAATTGATTCTAAAGCATTGAAAGATTCATTGCCGTAATCAATATAAATATCGTCAGGCCCAACGTGCACAGGTATAGGATTAGTTGTCACGTCAATGTTCCGAATCAAGTACATGATAGCCGCGATAGCGTCGAAATGTCCAAGAGTTTTAGAGCGGCCCCAGTCTGAGCGCGACTCATTCCAAAATCCGTATTTTAAAGACTCCATTAGCATCGGACAGTCTTCACTAATCTCAAGTCTATCATCTTTAATCCAGATTCTCATCTCGTTAACCATAGCCTCTAATGAATCTTTTGATGTCGGTAAAAAGTGACACCCATGAATGTAGCCAAGATCTTGTAACAATAATAAATTATTATTATCAGATATTCTTTTGTACGGCTCTTGAGAGTTCCATAATTCTTTTTCTATTTTTACAACATTTTCAGCGACAAGGGGAGTTGTCATTTGGGGACCATTGATCACAAACTCTTTTTCTATACAAAGCTTGGCCCTAGGGAAATCATAATAGCCAAAAATTAAAAAGGTAAGATCTCTAATTCCGATATCCATTGAGACATACTTGTGAAAATATTTATAAGATGATGATTTTTTAATTCCAAACTCTAATTTGGAAGCCTCTGGAACAATAGAGTAATCAGAATCAACAATGATTTTGTTTAAATATTCTCTTT